GGGTTTGAGAACCCGGAATGGGTTTCATCCCCAGGCTTGGGCACCGATACTCAATATGGGTTTAATCTTCCGTTTCCGTAAAGCTTCCGTCTATTGCTTCCCCTTGCTTGGCACGGGATAGGGCAAGGCGAAGAATCTCCCGTTGCTCGTCTGTTAGGGACTCCGCGCTAATAGTTACCGCCGCCATTTGTATCGGCGCGCCATTAGGTCCACTAATCTCAACCTTGCGCGTCTTGTCTGCAAAGGTGCGGGGTTTCAACCGTTCGCTATACCAGCGCAAGGAATCGCTTGCGAGCTTTGCCAGACTCACGCGGGCGGGATCTAGCTTTAGCTCTTTATCATTGTCGTAAAGAGCCAGTAGGCGCTTGGGGATGGCATAGGCTTCAGAAAAGGCATGCTCTGCCAAAGCTTCCCGCGCGCGCACGAGAAGAGTCGCAAACTCTTCGCTTTTTTCGCTCCATCCGTAGACAGTCCCCCTTGCTAGACCTAATTCGTCGCAAGCTTCTGTAAGACTGTAACCTTCTGCCATTAGCTCAAAGATGCGTTCCCCTAGCTTGGGATCATAGGTAGACGGTCTTCCCTGTTTCCGTAACAGGCGCTCTTTTACCTTGTCTTTGATAGCAGGGAGTCGGGCGCTTAATTCCCCCCTCATTTCCCCGCCAGTAGAAGCGCGCAAAAGATTAACCGTCTTTGATCTTCCCGCCATATTGTCCCGCCTTGTCCCCGTCCAAGATATTAGCCGCGCGATAAAGCGCCCGTTTATTCCTTCCCGCAATTTTAGCACGACTCACCATGCAGCAACAAAAAAAGCGGGGAACGAGTCCCCGCCTTGAACGTCTGTTATTTCCCTATCTGGACGGGATTAGTCCAGAAACGGCGCTTCCGAATATAGCTCGTTTAATGTGATCCCATATTGCAAAAGAAGGTCCGCTACTTCGTCCGGATAGAGACGACAAAACTCGTAGACGTTCCGCGCCGCGCGGTCCGTAGGTCCGTTCGTCTTTGACCATTTCCCGCCATAGCTTCCCCGCCAGTAGCTAGAATCGTCTTCCCATGTGTCATACGGACTAGAAGCTTCCGGAGTCCGTTGAATAGCTACCTTCCGATAGTCAAAGCGTAATAATTGGTCTCGTAGGTCTAGCAGATGGAAATAAGCTAGGCGTTCGTCTTTGGAATGTTGCGCCTCGTAACCTACAGACAGATTAGAACATTCGGGGACTAAATGCGTATAATTTGCGCTATCCGTAAAGCTTCCCCCCGTGTCCGCTTTATAGCCGCTAAACTGTTTCCCCATACTAGCCGCGAACGCATCCGACGCGCACCTTCCCCCCCATTGGTGCGTAATAATAGAATCCGTCCCTTTACGGTCCAAAGCTATGCAAGCTTGAATCCCGTCTACTAGTGCCGCGTTATTCTTTGCAATCCATTGCGAGCCATGCCCGCCACATTCTTCTTCCCTATGAAAAACATAGAGTCCGGACTTCCCCGCCAGAATCATTTCCCTAAGAAGCCAGACTCCGGCGCAATCGTCCGCCCCTAGACAATTAGCGCGCTTTTCGTCCGGATGGAGTCCAATCCATCCCGCCTTATGTTTAATCTTTTGAAAACCTTCTACGTTATGAACGGAGTCTGTATGGCAAGACCACATAATAGGCGCGTCCCCGATACGGATATATTCGTTTCCGTAGCCGTCCGTTTCCGTCCCTAACGGTTGAATCCATTGGCGAATAAAGTCTTCTTCCGTTTTGCTTCCGGCGGGACGCATTGTCTGTAGCATATAGAAAAGAGATTCAGAGTCCGGCGCATCCGAATAGCGGCGCTCGTTTTTAGCTTTTGAGATATTGCGAGTCATGGTCTTAACCTTCCGTTGATTCAAGGTTAGCTTCTTCCGATTCTTGTTCGCGCAATGATGCGGACAAAATTAAATCATTTAATGCATAGTCGCGCTCGTATGTTTCCCCGTCTATTGTCACGGATTCAAACTTTTCTGCGCTATGCCAATATCCGGTCCCCGCGCATTGAAACGCATGGTTTTGACGCGCATGTGTCCCCCATGACTCTTGATTAAGAGTAGAAGTCCAAACGTGCTCTATATCGTCGGAGTCGCACCAAACTTCGTCATATTCGCAAAACGAAAAATTGTTTTCCGCATAGTAAATTGAATAGCTTTGACCGTCCGGACCTTCTACTTCGTCCATGGTCCGCGACGAATAGGACTCGTCGTTTCCGTGACAATAGAACGTGTTTTGTCCGTAGCAATGTTCGCACCATTGTTGCGAGTCATAGCGATTCACGTGAACCGTATAGGAGTCGTCGTCTGGCATTGCGTCCCCGCAGTGTTCACATTCCGCGCGCCCGTTCAAATAGAGGACTCCGCATGTGTCGGATGCGTTATAAGCTTCCCTATGCCCTAAGCGGAAAAAGTCTTGTCCGTCCCGCATAACCAATGAAACGGAATAGCCGCCGTCCAGATAGGGCATGATATAGGAGTCGTCGCGCGGACCTTCTATTGCGCGAATATAAGCGCCGCTAAAGTCCCCGTGCCCGTAACCTTCCCGCTTCAAAGCGCGCAAAAGTCTATCATGTTCGCGATTAGCGGACTCTCGCATAGAACCGGAGTCGTATCGTTCCGGAGTCGGATAGATTCGGCCATATAGCTTCTTTTCTGGCCATACTACGGCGCGACTAGCTATCGGTTCGTCATGATAGTCGGAAGGTTTACGAATATAGGCTACGGCTAGGTCCGAATCCCCGTAGACTCTGGACGGGTGCTCTTCCCCGTCAAAGTCCCCCCTTGCCATGCAAGACGCGGGACCGTTCAAGTAAACGTCTTCTACTTCATCCTGAGTCCTAGCTAATTCAAAACTTGTTACTTCGTTTTCCGCTTCCCCATAGAAAAGACGAGTCCAGTCTTGAATCTCCCTAGGCGTCAAAACGTCCCCGAAAAACCTTGTCAAATAGACTCCGCATTTGACGCGTGTTTGTCTGTCTTGTTCACCTTTTTCTGGCGACTCCGTAAAAGCTACCATTGCGTCTTTTTCTTTGGACTTGTGCGCAAAATGGTCCCGCAATTCTTTGCTTGCGTTCAAAAACCATAATTGAGTCTCAAAAGGTAGCGGTTCATATTCCCCGCTTAAAAAACGGGACTCTTCCCTAGCGCGCCAATTCGTATCCGGCGCTCGTTTTGCATAATGTTTTTGTCCCGTTTGTTCCGACAATCTTTGAGCGCGCAAGTTTGCATAATCTTGCGTCCCGCATGTTTCCAAAATTGCGGAGTCTGTAGCTCGTATGATCTGAAAAAGCATAGCGATTCCCCTTGTTAGCTAGAGTCAATTCCAAGACGAGTCCCATATTGCGCGGACTCCATTTCCGGCGCGCGTCCCGTCTATTTCCGCGCGCTTAATCTTCCCGCCAGAATAGCTGATATTATTCCGACAATAGCTTTCCGCATCCGAAAAGACTTTGAAAACGCGCTCAAAAAGCAAACCGTTTGCGAATGTTATACGGACTGAAAACATAGCGATTCCCCTTATTTGTTCAAGGTTTCAATGTAATTCCATCCCGCGTCATTTAAACCGCGCAAATATCTTTTTGAAGCGGTTTTATAATGAAACACAAGCGGGCTATCAGTTTGTGGAATCCTTCCGACAATAGGAATCAAGACTCCATCTAAAACTAAAAACGGGTTCACATATTTCAGGAACGTCCGCGCGTCTCTTTCGTCTTTCGTTTCCATTGTTTTCCCCTATTGCGAATCTTGCCGGATAGTGCCGGACAAAAAGAGAATAACGCGCGATTCCTTTACATTATATTACAAAATGCACCCCGCACCCATTTTGAGCAATAGCGCCCGCAATAGTGCTAGTTTTAACTTGTTCACTATGCGAACAATTACGTTTGTTCGCAATGCGAACGCGCGCCCAATTTGAGCGCCTAAACCTATGTTGGGGACATGACCCCAACCTGGGCATGAGAACCCATTGTCAGCCAGGCAAACCAGATTGGTTTTGATAGACTTGGTTGGTTGGGTTGGTTGGTTGGTTGTTTTTGACCAAACTTGGTTGGTTGGTTGGTTGCAATCATACTTGGTTGGTCATTTGGTTGGTTGGTTGGCTTGACACATGACAAATTGTCAGGCGTAATATGCGAGCGGCAATATCCGCAGGAGATTCACAAATGACTAAGAAGCACTTTGAAGAGTTAGCAAAAGCTATCAATGCAATCATGGATCAAAACGCTCGGCTGCAAGCTGCATCTGCGGTTGCGGGTGTCGCTGCAAAGCTCAATCCACGCTTTGACGCACAGCGTTTCTTTCAAGCTTGTGGGGTGGCACAATGAGCGACACACTCCCCCGCGCTATTGCCGATTTGGTTGGCATCGTCTTTGGTGAACCAAAGAAACCAAAACCCGCGCTGGTCAATACACCACGCCCTTCACCGATCAGCATGGTTGAAAACGGTGACGGGACTTTTACCGTCATGCGTTTTCGCAAGGTGGCTGGTTGGATCAATCCTGTGCATCTGGCAGGGGACCGTGACGGTTTCAAAGCTTTGACCGTGCATGGTGAAATCAAGAATTGCTATTCCATGCGCTTGGCGCGTGAATTCCTTCTCTCAAACTATCACTAGGTGCAACATGACTAGGTTTTATATTCAGACGGTTGAGTGCACGACCAAATCATATGAGTTTGAAATGGATGGCGACGATTTGGATGATGCTATCGCCAAATTCTGGGACCTGACCGACGAAGAATTACAGAAAGCTTACATCGCAGAAGAATGGACAGGCGAAGAGCTAGACTTCATCACGATCAAGGAGCCAGTAAAATGAAACTCACTGCTGACAACATGGACTCTTGGTTTGAAACTGTATGGGAAGCCCTTCATGATTATCGCGAAGATTCCATCCCCTCTGAAATAAACGGCTTTCCATATCCTCCGAATGACGAGAAATGGGATGAAATCTGCACCGCAATGGCGTGGATTTCTGAGTTTTGCGGTTATGAAACGGAAATGGACCCATGAAAGTCCTGATTGCTTGTGAGTTCTCTGGCACGGTGCGGGATGCGTTCCTGCGCCGTGGCCATGAAGCCATGTCCTGCGACTTGTTACCTACGGAAACAGAAGGGCCGCACTATCAAGGCGATGTGCGGGACGTTCTGGACTACCCGTGGGATTTAATGATTGCCCACCCACCCTGCACCGATCTGGCTGTGTCCGGTGCTGCATGGTTTGCTAAAAAGCGCATGGTTGGCGCCCAACAGGCGAGCGCCTCGTTTTTCATGAAGCTTGCCAAGGCTGACATTCCCCGCATCGCGATTGAAAATCCCGTCTGCATCATGTCGCGCCTTTGGCGTAAACCCGACCAAATCCTTCAGCCTTGGATGTTTGGGCACACCGAGCAAAAGGCGACCTGTCTCTGGTTGAAGGGCCTCAAGCCCCTCCAGCCGACCAAAAATGTCCATCAGGAAATGATGACGCTCCCTAAAAACAAGCGCGAGCGTCTGCACTATTTGCCCCCGTCAGCCGACCGCTGGAAGCTTCGCTCTGAGACCTATCAGGGAATTGCGGACGCTATGGCTGATCAGTGGGGCTTGCCCGATCAGGGGGATCTCTTGCTCCCCTGATCTCTCCGCCGACGAAACCGGAGAGTATGACTAGGGGCCGCTGTATCAAAACACCAGCGGCCCCCTTTTCATTTCACGACCCTGAGATGGGCTGGTCCCATGTGCTCACGGTGAACGTCATTCCAATCCTGCCCTGCCATGGTTGGGATGGTCACAGTCACACGCCGCTTGAATTGAACCTCCAGCCTATTGGCAAGGTGGAACGCTTTCGCCTGTCCAGAATAATTCTGGTCGTGGTCGCCAAATACCGTGATCTCCTCGGCGTTGAGCGGTGGGACCCATTTGGATAGGAGGCCCCCGTTCACACAGGCCCAGACAGGCATATCAAACAAGATTGCCGCGCTGATGGCTGTCTCAATGCCTTCTGCCACCCCCATCCTTGGTTGGGATGGTGCAAGCCTGATTGCACAACCGTCTGGCAGCTTTCCGGGCATCACCTTCTTGGTTGTTTGGACCCGAGCTTTCTGCCCTTGGTTGGTTAGGAAGGTCAGGTGCAAATTGACCGCCTTGCCTTCATGGCTGACAATTTTTGACACCATGGTTGGATGGGATTGCCCCTCCGACCAAACGCCTGAGTGCTCACGGATCAAATTAGAAGGCCACAGACAGCCAACACGGGCATTCAGGTAGCCGCAAGTGGCCGAACCCTCATAAACCGGCTCAGCGGCCAACCACGTGGCTTCCATGGCCCTTCTATTGGCCAGATCGGTTTGGTTCGCCTGGTTGGGGGTAAAATTGGTTGCCTTTCCCAGCAAGCCCTCAACCTTCTCCGCAATCTCGCGGAAGCTCAGGCCGGAGACCTTGGAGGCCAGATCAAACCCATCACCGGGCCCGCACCCCGAGCAGAAATAGCTGCCGTTGGAATTGCGGTCATCCCAGCGGAACCTATCCTTACCACCGCAGATGGGGCATGGGCCATGATTGCCTGTCAGGAATATCTCGCTGACCCCAAGCTGGGGCAGCATGGTGCGCCA